CATACGATTACATACAAAAAAACGGTCACAACAAAAACACGAATAATTAATTATTACTATATGAAGTTAGAAATAGAAGTGCCAACAACTTTAGAAGAAATTACTTTAGGTCAATATCAAAAGTTCTTAATTACAAAAGACGGAAGCAACGACGAGGAGTTTGTCGCTCAAAAAATGATTGAGATTTTTTGCAACATTCAATTAAAAGAAATTGCAAAAATGAAGTTGACTAGCATAAACGAATTAATTGCACACTTCACAAAAATATTTGATGTTACACCAAAATTTCAACCAACGTTTTTTATTGGCTCGCAGGAGTTCGGCTTTATTACAAGTTTAGAGGATATAACGTTTGGCGAGTATGTAGATTTGGAAAATAATTTACAGGATTGGGACACATACCACAAAGCAATGGCGGTTATGTATAGACCAATAACGTTAAAGTACAAAAACCAATATAAGATTGCAGACTATGAACCAAACGAAGAAATGCAAAACCTTATGAAGTTCGCGCCGGTTACAATTGCTATCGCTTCTTCGGTTTTTTTTTGGAATTTAGGAAGCGACTTATTAAACGCTACGACTTCTTATTTGGAACAACAAATGCTGAAGAACCCGACGATAGCACAGAATTTAGCGAAACATATCAATTCGCAAAACAATGGGGTTGGTATCAATCAATCTATGCAATCGCACAAGGAGATATTACAAGATTTGACGCAGTTACCAACTATAAACTTACTCAATGTCTTACCTATCTTACCTTCGAAAAACAAAAGCAAGAAATCGAACAAAGACAATTAAATAAAATACGCAAATGACCGGATACTATAACTTACTAGATAAATTAAAAACACACTTTGACGCGGACGCAATCGTAAACACGGTAACACAAGGTGACATTTTCAAAGTAGATTTAGCAAAGCAAACTATATTTCCTTTATTGCATATTATGGTTAACAACTGCACACTATCCGAAAGCACAATTACTTGGAATGTAAGTTTAATCGCAATGGATATTGTAGATATTCCAAAAGAAATAACAACTGATATTTTTACAGGTAACGACAACGAAATAGACGTGTTAAATACACAACACGCAGTATTAAATAGAGCGTACGAAATAATGAAACACGGAAGTTTAGCGTTTGACTTATTTATGGTTGAAGGCACCGCAAATTTAGAACCGTTTACTGAACGTTTCGAAAACTATATGGCGGGGTGGACTATGACAATTGACATTGTAACACCTAACGAAATGACAAAGTGTTAATATGAAACAAAGCGAAGTACAACTAGAACTTGAAAAGTTTAGAGATTTTGTTATTAACGAAGCAAAAAAGAATTTAAGTAGTTTACAAAAAAACGATACTAAAGGACTTTACGAAAGTTTAAAGGGAAATGTTAAGGCAATGCCGAATTCGTTTAGTATGGAGTTTGAAATGAACCCGTACGGACAATTTCAAGACAAAGGAGTAAAAGGAAAAGACCCTAGCAAAGTTTCACCAAATGCAAAAATAAGAGGACAACAAGCGCCAAATAGTCCGTTCAAGTTTGGAAGCGGTTCGGCTTCGGGTCAATGGGGATTATTTGTAAGCAATATCGAAAAATGGGCATTAAAAAGAAACATAAGATTAAGAGATGATAAAGGCAAATACAAAAAAGGTAAGTATAGCGCAATATCGCAAATAATAGCGAGTAACATTTACAATCGTGGAATTAAACCGAGTTTGTTTTTTACAACACCATTTGAAACTGCATTTAAAAGATTACCGGATGATTTAATAGAAAAATTTGGTTTAGACATAGAAAATTTATTTAATCAAGCAATAAGCAAAGAAAAAAAATAATGGCAAATATATTCGCACGGTCACCGTATATTATTAGAATAGCACAAGCAGGACAGATTGGCTCAAAAGTAGAAATTTGGTTAAGTCCAACAACTTTTTCAGTAAGTCCGCAATACACGTTAAGTAAATTAATACCTTCGCCAACAAACGTTGAAACACTTTACGACATATCGCCGTACATACGAGAATACATAACTTTTTTAGCGTGTTCATCCGTTGGAAGTTCAGCAATCCCAAACCCAACAAACGAACGAGTTAACGTACAATTAAAACTTTATACTGATAACGGAACAACGGTCGCACAAATTGGCGGAACACAAACGCATTTAGCGTTTGAAGGTTATACATATTACGAAGACCAATACAATAAAGATTTAGGAAATATTGGACTTGATGAAGGAACTTATTATTACAATCCAACAAGTGATGCGGGAAAAATACGAATTACTAATTGTGCCGTAGTTTATAGAAATTTTTCAAATACAATTATTGAACTAATAACGGGAAGTTCAACAACAAGGGATGTAAGACGAGTTACTCCAACACTACAACAACAAGGCAATAAAGTTGAAGTCCTTGATGTTTTGAGCGGTGCTATTTTAAAAACATTTACTTTTTTACCAATGGACGAATGTAGATATACACCTGTAATTATTGACTTTGTAAATAAATACGGAGCGTGGCAACGTGAATTCTTTTTTAAAGCAAGTAACGATACTTTCACCGTTGAAAGTACGGAATACAATTTACTTCAAACTTCTCAATTTGCAAGTTCACCTTCAACTTTTTATAGTGGTTTAGAAGGACAAAGAAAAGTATTTAACGCTAACGGCAAAAAAAGTATTAAAGTAAATACAGGTTGGGTAAAAGAAACTTGGAGCGAAGTATTAAAACAAATAATGTTAAGTGAAAGAATTTTAATTGATAACAAACCTGCAAAAATAAACACAAAAAGCACGGAGTTATTCAAGCAGATAAACACAAAACAAATTAATTATTCTTTAGAGTTCGAGTTTGCATACGAAGTTATTAATTCTGTTATCTAATGAAAAGAGAAGTAGCAATTTATATTGAAACAGATTTTGCACAAACGGAAACAAATTATTCACGTTTAGAATTATTCAACGACGAAAAAATTTCTGTTAGTTCGACCATACAAAACATATCGGACATAAGTAAAATATTTACAGACTTTTCGCAAGGTTTTACAATTCCTTGTTCGCCTACAAACAATGCAATATTTAAACACTTTTACCAAAACGACGTTGACACACTAGGAATAATTGATTATCAAAATCGTTACAATGCTTACATTGAAATAGACACGGTTTTATTTAGACGCGGTAAAATTCAACTTGAAAAAGCAAACTTAAAAAATGGAAAAGCAAATAGTTATTCAGTAACATTTTACGGAGCCGGCGTAAGTTTAAAAGATTATTTTAATGAAGATAAATTAAGCCAATTAGATTACACGCCATTAAACCACCAATACAATAGCCAAGAAGTTTACGACCGTATTACAATAGATAGCGCAGTAAATGATTACGACGTTCGTTACCCGTTCATAACTTCAAAAAGAGTTTGGCAATACGGCTCAAGCGTTCCAATTTCACAAGGCGATTGTCCGGAGTGGTTTACTTATCCTGTTAACGACGTAAATAACATTCAAAGTCCAACAGGACGAATACTTAACACAGAATTATTTCCTGCAGTTAGGGTAGCAAGTATATTTAATTTAATTGAAGCAGAATACGGAATAACATTTAATGGTTTATTTTTACAAATTGATAATTTTAGAAAAGCGTTTTTATGGTTTAAAAATAAAGATAAATTAATTTTAAGCGGAACACCTGTTCCAATAGATTTTACAAGCGCAACGTACAACGGTTTATATGTTTTTAATTTATTCGATTTAACAAACAATACGTTTCACATAAACAACATAACTAATCTTTACGACAATACCTATACGCACACGCTACAAATTTTTTGTACTGCATTAACGCCGACCGACCCTTTAGATTTTTATCTTGACGTTTACAAAAATGGAGTTTTCAGTCAGTCGTTTACTTACAATACTTTAATGCCGTACACAAACGCAACACCTTTAACGGCTCCATTTACGATTGATATTAACAACACAGATACGGCATTATTTACTTTTAAAGTTAGAGCAAATAGTCCAAACACAATAAATTTTGATTTTAGATATACTCAAATAAAAACCACGCCACAAGGACTTGTTTCAACAGGTAGGGCGATTGGTTTATCAACACAGGTAACCTCGGGTTTTACCGATTTAGCGATAATGGCGCCCGATATGAAAATAAGCGATTTTGTTTCCGGTATATGCAAAGAATTTAATATGACCGTTTATTCTAATGAAAAGAACGTATTTACTTTTGACCCGTTGCCCGTTTGGTACGGCAAAGGAATTATTAGAGATATAACCCGATATACAGACGTTACAAGCATTGAAATCGAAAGGATGAAGTTGTACAAGTCTATTGAATTTAAATATCAAGATAGCGAATGTTTTTTAAATAAAGCATTTTTAGAAAATCCGTTAAACCAAGACGCGCACGGATACGGTAACGCTAAAATAGGTTTTCAATACGACGGTGGAGAATATAAAATAGATAGTCCATTTGAGAATTTACTACACAATAATTTTGGTAACAATTTGCAGGTTGGATATTGTTTAAATAAAGATTTTTCGCCGTATGTTCCAAAACCTTGTTTGTTGTATATGAATGAAGTTACAACACTACCGGGAGGCGACAAATACTATTATGAATTAAATGGTACTGCACAATCATTAAGCGACTACATACCATTTGGACAGGATACAAATTATGCAAGTTCAATCGGAGGTTTTGTACCTATATCATTAAATTTTGGTGCGGAAATTTCAAGTTTTTACAACGTTGTAAATATCAACACACTATACAAACTTTATTATTCTAGTTACATAGAGAATTTATACAACGTTAAAAATAGATTAGTAAAAGTAAAGACCATTTTACCAATTTCTATATTGACAACTTTACAATTAAATGACAGACTTGTAATAAGAGATAAACGCTATATGATAAACGAAATGCAAAGCGACTTAACAACAGGAGATGTTAATTTTACTTTGATAAGCGACTTCGAGGAAGTTAAGCCAATTAAAACTTTTGGAAGCGAAGTAGCAAAAGAAGAAAAACACAAAGCGGCAATTTATTTTAGCAATGGAGTTACAGAAGTAAATGTAACTAAAAGCGCAAATGCTAGGGACGTTATTTTATCGAATACAAGATTTACTGAAGAAGATTTTTTAATAATTACGGTTCCGCGAAGCCGAGAAAGAATAATTACAATAACTTTAATAAGCACTTACCAAAATGGAAACACGGATACAAGTTACATTTTAATAAATCAACAATGATAAACAAAATAATAGAAATGCTTTTATTAAGCAACTTTTACGGAGAAAGTGAAAACATAGACATAGCAAAAGGCAAGTATAAATTTACGACTTCAATAAAAGACCAATTTAAACAAGCGTTAAGAAAAAAATTAATAGAAAAAAAACTAAAAAATAATGGCTGAAAAAAGAGTAATAGAACTTGAAGTAAAGACAAATGCAGGAGCCGCCGCCGCAGAAATTCAAGCGGTTAGCGTATCCTCGAACGTTGCTACGGCTTCAGTCACAGGTTTAGGAAATGCGAGTGCCGCCACAGGTGCTAAAATGGGTACATTTGGCGCAATCAAAACCGCAGTTACAGGACTTATTCCGGGGTTAAGTGCCGCAGAAGGTGGAGTAATGAAGTTAGGCGCACAATTTACAAAGTTACTAGCAAACCCAATTGTTTTACTTGTTGCCGCAATAGTAACCGCTTTAAAACTTGTTTATGAAGCGTTCCAATCTAACGTTCAAGGAGGAAAAGAAATAGCCGCGGTTTGGGAAGGATTAAGCGCAGTAGGAACACAAGTAAAAGACGCAGTAATGGGACTAGTACGCGCCTATGGCTACGCGTGGCAAGCCGCGTACAAATTTCTTACATTAGATTGGAAAGGTGGTATGGCGGCAATTAAAAACGCAAGTAACGAAGCCACAGGGTCGTTTAAACAATTAGGGGATGCCGCAAGTGGTAAAACGTTTCAAATTGTTAGAGGTTTAGAAAAGGAACAACAAGCAAATAATAAAGCCAAAAAAGAACAAGCGGTAGCACAATCGGCGGTTAATAAATTACTCGTTCAATCAAGAGAAATTTTAACAGACGAAACCGCGTCTATGGCTGATAAAAGAAAAGCACTAGCACTTGTAACAAAAGAAGAAACAAAAGCCGCCGCAGAGCGTGTAAGAATTGCACAGGTAGATTTAAACATTTTAAAAGCAAAAGCGAAGGCACTAGGCGGACAAGCGGAAATTAAGATGAAGCAAGAAATACGCGAAGCCACAATTGCGTTGAACGAAGCGGAAACCGAAGGTGCAATGACGGGCATAAAATTGAACAAGCAAAAGAAAATGTTGGCTCGTCAAGAAAATAGCGAAAATAAAGAAGCAATAGAAAGTGGCAAAGAAAAAGCAAAAGAAAACAAACAAAGAGAAACCGACAAAGTAAAAGAGCGTGAAGACGCTTTAAAAAAGATTAAAGATTTAGAAAACGCTTACGCTGATAGTTTATTAAGCGAAGAAGCAAAAGAGATTGTTGCAGTACAAAGAAAATATGCCGAACTTTACGCTGAAGCAAAAAAACACAAATTAGACATAACGACACTTAAAAAAAATGAAGCCGACGAAAAGTTAAAAATAGAAGATAAATACGACCAACAGGTTTTTGATAAAATCGCGGCACTTACTGATACCGAGCAACAAAAATTATATGACGCTTACCAAAAAGAAGTAATTGCCGCAAAAGGAAACAAAGATTTATTGTTGGCTTTAGAAAATGACTACAATAAGAAAAAAGACGTTTTAGACAAAGCGGAAAAAGATAAAAAAGCCGCGGCAGATTTAAAGTTACAAGAAGTTTTATTAAGCGCGGACGAATTTAAATTTTTAAAATTAGATTTAGACTATAAAGCACAACAACTTTTATATGCAAACAATGAAGAAGCATTAAAGGCACTTCAAATTAAATATTCAGCAGATAAGGTAAAACTAGAAACTGAAGTTGCAGATAAACAAAAAGCACTAGACAAAGAAGTAGCGGACAAAAAAGCGGCTACTTTATCAAGTCAATTAGATTTAACAAAAAAAAGTTTTCAAGCGTTTGCCGACGTTGCTACACTATTTGCAGGTAAAAATAAAAAAGCACAAAGAACTGCGTTTAATATACAAAAAGCGGCAAATATTGCTTCGACAACTATTGATACTTATACTTCAGCAATGGCGGCGTATAAGTCAGCCGTTGGAATTCCTGTTGTAGGTCCCGTTATGGCTCCAATAGCCGCCGCGGGTGCAGTTGCAGTTGGTTTAATGAACATTAAAAAAATAGCCGCGTCACAATTTGAAAGCGCAACCCCGCCAAGTGACGATACAGGCGGAGGCGGTGGCGGTGCAACTGCGCCAACAATGAGCGCGCCACAATTTAACGTTGTAGGACAAAGCGGAGTTAATCAATTAGCAAGTTTAAACCAACAACCCGTACAAGCGTATGTTGTTTCCGGTCAAGTAACTTCACAACAAGCACTTGACAGGAACAGATTAGAAAACGCAACTTTAGGTGGTTAAAAATGCAACAAACAAACAAAAATTTAATTTAGAAGATATGCGAATAGTAGAATTAATTATTGACGAAAAAGACGAGGAAAGCGGAATTTCCGCAGTAAGTGTTGTTGAAAGTCCGGCGATTGAAAGCGATTTTTTAGCACTAAAAAAACACGAAATAGAATTAAAAGAAGTTGACGCAGAAAAGCGGATTTTAATGGGTGCGGCTTTAATTCCAAATAAACAAATTTATCGTAAGAACGAAAAAAACGAAGAATACTATATTTACTTTTCGGAAGAAACCGTAAGAAAAGCAAGTGAATTATTTTTTATGAATAGCAATCATAATAACGCAACTTTAGAGCATAAAGATAAAATTACCGGAATGTCAGTCGTTGAAAGTTGGATAACAGAAGGTCAACACGACAAATCTATGAACTACGGTTTTAACTTTCCGAAAGGAACTTGGGTTATTTCAATGAAAGTAAATAATGATGAAATTTGGAACAAAGTTAAGTTAGGTGAAGTAAAAGGATTTTCTATTGAAGGTTATTTTGCGGACAAATACGAAATGAGTTTAATTAATGAAGAACAAATTTTAATGGATAAAATCAAAGAAATTATTTTAAATGGCGAAGCAAACTAACGTTAAAATCCACCTTAAAAAACCAAAAATTAAACGCGCCGGAGTACACGCAAAAACGCGAACTAGTAAATTAAAATCAAGTAAAAATTACGTCAAATCTTATACACGACAGGGTAAATAAACGTAAAAATAACGAAAATACTAAATGCGATTTAAAGCACTTTTAAAGCGATTTAACGAACTTTAGTTTTATATGAAGGTCTAATACGTTTTTTAAGAGAAGTGAAGAATAGAGCGTGGGCGTGACTTACAGAAGCACTAAAAAAAATAATAAAATGGACGATAAAAAGAAAAAAGACGCTGAAAAATCACGAACAAGTCCGAAAGGAGGCAGGCGCGGTTGTCTATGTAAAGACGGAAAATCTTACAATGTAAAGTGTTGCGACGGCACACTAAAAGCACAAGGAATAGGCGCAGTTTAAATTTAAAAATACAACAAAAAATAAACAATTAAATTATACTAATATAACCAAAAAACAAAAAAATGAAAACAAGCGTAATTAACCAAATTAAAAATTTACTCGGTATGGAAGTAAAACTAGAAACAATTAAATTAATTGACGGAATAACAATTTTTGAAGCGGATACTTTCGAAACCGACAAAGAAGTTTTTATCGTTACGGAAGACGAACAAAAAATACCTGTTCCGATTGGTGAATACGAACTAGAGGACGGAAGAATTTTAGTTGTTGAAGTTGAAGGAATTATTTTAGAAGTAAAAGACGCGCCAACTGAAGAAGAAGTAGTAGAAGAAAAAGCGCCGGAAGTAGAAGAAGAAGTAGAAGCAAAAACAACAAAAAAGACAATCGAAAGCATAGTAAAAGAAACATTCTTTGCAGAAATAGAAAAACTTGAAAAAGAAAATAAAGAGTTAAAATCGAAATTAGAAAACTTATCTAAAGTTGACGCAGTTACAACAGAAGTGACCGAACTAGCAGAAGTTAACCCAATTTCTTTTAACCCCGAAAATAAAAACGAAGTAAACCAAATGCAATTTGGAAGCAATAGACCAAAAACATTAATGGATACAATTTTAGAAAAAATTAACAAATAATATTAACAACTTAAAAATTTAAAAAATGCCAAATCCGGTTACAACAGGAACAACTTACGCAGGTACATTTGCCGGTAAGTATTTAAGCGCCTCTTTATTAAGCGCGCCAACTTTAGACAATGGAGGAATTACAATTTTACCAAATGTCGCATACAAACAAGTTTTACAAAATTTATCTACGGGTTCAATTGTCGCAAATGCGGCTTGCGATTTCCAAACAGGAGCAGGAACCGTAACACTTACTGAAAAAGTTTTAACAACAAAAGAATTACAAGTTAATATCCAATTGTGCAAGGGCGACCTTATGCAAACGTGGCAAGCGGCGGAAATGGGTTATTCTTCTTACGGAACTATGCCTAAATCATTTGACGATTTTTTAATCGCTCACGTTTCGGCAAAAGTTGCCGCGGCAACTGAAACAAACATTTGGACAGGTTCAGCAGGAGCAGGAACGTTTGATAGTATCAAAACTTTAGCGTTAAACGACGCAACCGTAATCGATGTAACGGGTTTAGTAGGTGTCAATTTAAACGCTTCAGTTATTATTGCTGAAATGGGAAAAGTTGTTGACGCAATCCCGGCAAGTCTTTACGGAAAAGAAGGATTAAAACTTTATGTTTCACAAAAAATTGCTAAATTGTACGTTCGCGCTCTTGGTGGTTTTGGAACGAGTGGTTTAGGAGCAAATGGAACAAACGCACAAGGAACGCAATGGTACACAAATGGTTCTCTTTCGTTTGACGGAATTCCAATTTTTATGGCTACGGGTTTAGGAGCCGACAATATGATAGCCACCACGACTGATAACTTGTTCTTTGGTTGCGGACTTTTAAACGATAAAAATATCGTTCAAACTATTGATATGTCGCCAATCGACGGAAGTTTAAACTATCGTGTAATTATGCGTTACAATGCAGGTGTTCAAATCGGAGTTGGTGCTGATTTAGTTCTTTACGGAGTATAAATTAAAATAAAAAGCGGAGTGTAAAAATTCCGCTTTACAATATTAACATTTAAAAAAAAAATTTTATGGCCTGCGAGTTATTATCCCACGGATTACTTGACGATTGCCAATCGAATGTTGGAGGAATTAAAGCGATTTATTTTATCAATTCGGGCAATCTATTAACACAACCTCTTGCGAATTTCGGAGCAACACCCGATACAAGCGACCAATTAAACACAATTACACTAACACCTTTAAATACAAGTTTGTATAAATACGAATTAAAAGGCGCAAATTCTTTTGAACAAACAATTACTAGTTCAAGAGAAAACGGAACTACATTTGTTGAACAAACTTTAACTTTTACAACTAAAGGTTTAACTGCGCAACAAACTAGACAAATGAAACTTTTGGCTTTTGGAAGACCACAAGTTATTATTCACACGAATAGTAATAAATTTCTTCTTGCGGGTTACGAAAATGGTATGGACGTAACAACGGGAACTATTTCCAATGGAACGGCGTTTGGTGACCTAGTTGGTTACACTATGACGCTTCAGGGTATGGAGCCAATACCTGCGAACCACATTAACGTAAATTCTCCTTATGGAGCAACTGAAATTAAACTAGTAACAGGAAACACTTCAGTTATTGTTACCGTTTAAGACTTAAAAAAATTATTTTTAAAGCCGTTCTTTATGTTCGGCTTTTTTTTTGACTTGAAAAAAGAACAAAAACACGAATTTTTAATTATTAATGTATGATAGTTTTAACACCTTCAGTTACACCGCAAACGTTTAGTTTTATTCCAAGAAATAATACATTTAATATTATGGAAATAACAGACGAACAAACGAACATAACAACACAAGTTGCGATAACGTCAAGCACGATAGGTAACTATATTAACACGATTACCGCAACGTTTGGCTTAATAGAAGGACATTTTTACAATTTAGTTTTAAGAGTAGGTACAAGCATAATTTTTAAAGATAGAATTTTTTGCACCGCTCAACCTTTAGTTACATTCTCGGTAAATAATAACCAATATGTAAGTAATTCAACAACAAACGAATTTATAGTTTATGAGTAATATACACGTTTTAAATTTAAGCGGTTACACAACGCCAATAATTCAAGAAGCAAATCGCGAAAATTGGGTAGAATACGGCGACGATAATAATTTTTTTCAATATTTAATTGACCGTTATACAAGTTCAACGACAAATTCAGCAATAATAAACAACATAGCGCGTTTAATTTACGGAAAAGGTTTAAGCGCCTTGGACGCTTCAAAAAAGCCGAACGAGTACGCGCATTTAATGGCTTTAATTCATAAAGACGATATAAGAAAAATCGTTTTAGATAGGAAACTATTTGGACAATTTGCTTTACAAGTTCATTATGACAAAAAACACACAAAAATATTAAAAGCGTATCATATACCCGTTAATTTATTAAGAGCGGAAAAATGCGATAAAGACGGCAAAATAAACGGTTATTATTATTCGGACGATTGGGTAAATTACAAGAAGTTTCAGCCGATACGTTTTGCAAGTTTTGGAACGTCAAAAGACAACGTAGAAATTTTATTTTCAAAACCTTATTCCGTCGGAATGAAATATTATTCTTATGTTGATTATCAAGGTTGTTTACCATATTGTTTACTCGAAGAACAAATAGGCGAATATTTAATAAACGAGGTTTTAAACGGTTTTTCGGGAACTAAAATTGTTAATTTTTCAAATGGTATACCAACGGATGAGCAACAACAAATAATATCAAATAAAGTTTTAGACAAGTTAACAGGTTCTAACGGTCAAAAAGTTATAGTAGCATTTAACAACAACGCTGAAAGCAAAACAACTATTGACGATGTACCGCTCAATGACGCGCCAAACCATTATGAATTTTTAAGCGAAGAATGTTTAAAAAAAATAATGCTAGGACACAATGTTACAAGTCCGTTATTATTTGGCGTTGCTTCAACAAACGGCTTTAGTTCAAATGCAGACGAATTAAAAAATTCTAGTATTTTGTTTGACAATATGGTAATTAAACCGTTTCAAGAAGAAATAATAGAGGCGATTGATAGCATTTTAGCGTTTAACGATATAAGTTTAAAGTTGTTTTTTAGAACGTTGCAACCTTTAGAATTTACAGATTTAGAAAA